CGCTCGGTTACGAAGAAAACCTTCCATCGGATATCCCGGAACCCCCGGGACTACCCAGTCGGCGGAAAAAGATTATGTATCTTCCTCTGCGAGGCGGTAGTAGAAGGATGTTGAAAAGATTATTAGTCAACAAGCCCTCCAACAAGGTACCTCTCAAGGTATGTTGGGCTATATTACAGGGTGCTAAACGTGGGTGTGCAGAAGTGACAGCTGAATTTGTAGAAGCTGCACTCGACAAACACCACATTGCACTTACGATGGAAAGGGAACCCTTAGAAGAAGGTATCAAAGAGGAGTTCAGAAAAAAGTTCAGAAACATTTTCCGAGCCAAAAAGTATACAAGATACTGTAATGGTAGAAAATGGAGCTGTTTCAACACACGTCATTTTGACCGAGTTGAAGGCAACCCTGGACCAAACTCCTGCTATGAAAAGACTAGATCTAAGGATGGTCGCGCTGGATACGTCCGCGAGCGCTGGAAAATACATCTAGAAGAAGTACTAGGTTTAGCTGAGGGAGACCTGATTGGAAGTCATTTTGACACCACCTCAGGCGAGATCACCGAGGAACGTTATAGCAAGAATATGCTACCTCGGATCCCTCACAGCTTTTTGGTACGTGAAGCCCTAAACACTCTAAAACAGCAGAAAGGCGTTTGCCATGCTACCGTAGTTGAGTGTCTTGAGCCACTAAAGTGTAGGCTTATTACTAAGGGCAATGCTATGCCATACGCTGCCGCTATGCCATTTCAAAAGGACATGCGGGCACACCTATATGAATCCCACTTTGCCTTTAGGCTAATAGGGGAGCCTCTCACAGAGCAGCTACTACATGAGCTGTTAGCAAAGGAGAGGAGGGCTGGTATCTTCGCAGAGGATATAAGAAAGGGGAAAGTCATCAAATGGAATTCCGGTGACTTCAGTGCAGCTACGGATGGGATCTCCCAGGAGATCAATAGCCTCGCATTAGAGGAATACATCAACAGCTGCGCTGACATCACGGAAGACGAGAAGACAATTCTCCGCGCTGTCTTAGGGAACCATCTACTAAACTATGTGGAACCACACGAGGTGTACCATCCCTACAAAGAGCGTGAGCCCTTCATGATGAAGAATGGACAACTAATGGGATGTCCTATCTCCTTCCCAATATTGTGTGCTATCAACCTAGCAGCCTATTGGCTGGCGTTGGAAGAGCACACGGGGAGGAAGTTCGATATAGAGGAGTTACCAGTCCTTATTAATGGGGACGACATACTCTTCCGAGCTACAGATGAATTGGCAGCTAAATGGCTTACTTGGATTACCCGAGCCGGGTTCTCCTTGAGCAAGGGCAAAAACTACTTGGCTAAGGACTTCCTCACCGTGAATTCGGTGTGTTATTCCTATAGGAGCCAAGAGCAACGCCAAGCTCAAGCCAAACTAGAGCGTGCCAAAGCAGAGGTGAAGGCTAAGAAGAAATATGTGCCTAAGGGAACGACGAAAGAGGGTGATACGATAGGATTCACATCCTCCGCCGATGAAGAGCCAACCCTGGCTCCGCCTGGGATGTCTGAGGAAAACTACGCCGATGCAGTAGCTTACCAGCAGAGGTTAAAAGCTAAATATGGTGTAACGTACCCTATTGGTCTATGGGCAGATACAGATCAAGAGGAAGTAGAAGACGGACCGACCCAACTTTGGGAAGGGGGTCCGCCCTGGGTTGAGGTTACAAACAAGGTAGAGGAGTCTACGGAGAAATCCGAGCCCGACAGTAAGTCCATTGAGATGGCCATAGATGTCGGGACAAACCTTTCCGATTCCTTTACTAAGATTGGATACCTTAACACAGGTCTACTGTACCAGAATCAGACAATGAAGGCCTTAGGTTGGCAACACGGCTGTAGAGCCGAATTACGCCAGAAGCCCTTTGCTGACAAGATCAATGATCTTCTAGATAATTGTTGTGATAAGAAGCGTACATGGAAGCTTGTTAAGAAGCACTACGCTATAGAGATCGCAGAAGCAACTTTGTCAG